AAGTGTCATTCCTCCACATTTGGATATCAAGTTTCCCTGGTCTAAAATCTGATGCCATTTTCTTTTTCTTTAAATAGATTTATGATGGATAAGTGTAGTCTGTTGGAACTACGCACCTATTCTGCAAGTATGGTAAATCAAGAGCAATAGTCGCACTAACCCCTGCTAAATATTCGGGTGTGTCCTCCGTAAAGAAGTCAAGCGTTACCGCATCTTGCAAAACAAAATCAAAGTCATTGTAATGAAGTTGTGCAATTATATCCTGTGCCGTTAGTAATTGGTCAGACAAGACCTCTTGCTCGTTTGATTGTTCGGGAAGTACCCTATCACAAAAAAACATGGTAAAGTTGACAGTTGAACTCTTGCCATTGATGGACGCACCCGTAAGGTCAAAGAATAAAGCAGGGTAGACATTGTCTGTACCCTTGCTCAAGAAATCAAAAGCGTTTCCGTAGAATGTTGTCTTGATTTGCTGATGGGCATTTCCCAAGTCCTCTATTGTCTTTATTATTTGGTTTAGGGTCATCCTTTTTTATTTTTTCAAGATAGACACGCAGTTTCTCTTGGTTCTTTTTAGTATATGTTTTATTCGCCACAACAACGATTTATATCTCCTTGATATTTCTCTTCAAATGTTTTATACCTTCCGCAATCATAATCCCCTAACCATATTGTAGTGGTGTAGGCATCATTGTCGGGAACGATGGTATCAACACCAGTTCCAGGGTTTATGTATTCGGGATATTTAGCACTTGCTTGGGATTCTTGCTTGAGGAACTTAATTAACCTTTGCTTGTAAAACTCTGCTCTTGCTCCGTACCTATTCGCAACATCTGCCAACTCTGATGCACTCGGTTCGGTTTGATTATCACCCGATTTCCTTACCACTCCTTTATTGTAGAACTGGTAAGATAGTGCCATTGGCAACTCACTCATAACATAGTAAACAAGACAAGGTGTTATGTAGGTGTTCAGCAAGGTTTCTTCATCACAATTCAAGTCACCGCATTCAATGCCCGTTTGTAACTTCTCATAAAGTGCAGTTCCAAGTGCAGGGAGGATATATGCATCCTGTGCATAAAGGATATCAGGGAAGACTAACTTAGGGTCAACATTTACATGAAGTCCTGTTCTGTCCTTTATTGTATCTACTGAAATAAAAAGTATATTTCTGCTCATTATTTTTTCTTTTTAACAACTACATTTCTTCTCCATTCGTGTCTGCAAGAGGGAGAATCTCCCCACCATCCACCGCCTCTATCAAAAACCGAATAACCAAGCCTTGCACTTAGCATCTCTATTCCGCTTCTGCTCCAAAGCCTGTCCTCTCTCATTAATTTCCTGCAAAAAGTCCTTGAAGGTTTTTCTACTGAATCTCTTTGCCAATCAGGAACTATCGGTTTCCACTCGTAAGAATACTTAACCTCAAAGGTTGTTATATCCATATCGTCAACCAACTTGCTCAGTGGTTTAGTCAGTTTTCTTTCCTCTATCTTTGGGTCATAACTTACCGCACCCGATTCAACCAAGTAACTCAAACGACCCTGTACCACCTCTCTTGTTTTCCTTACTGCACTTGCAATATCATCAATGCTTATCTTCCTGTCTTTATCTATCAAGGCAAGGATTTGCTTATCAAGTGTCTTGTCTATTAAATCACCCTCTGCAAACGCATCACGACTGCCAAAAACCGCTTTAGAGTTAATTATGGTATAATCACTCTTAGGTTCTCCAACCTCTCTGAATAAGCCTATAACAGTGTCCTCATCCAATGCAGAAAAACTAAAGTCTTCAGTCATTGGGTCATCATCTATACCAAGCATAGCATTTACCTCATTGTCGGTCATTCCAAGACCTGATTTGAGCATAGTTACTGCAATCTCTTTGGATATCTTACCTTGAGAGAACTGCCTAATAACTCTCATCAAGTGTTGGTATTGTCTACCGCTTAGGTTCTTCAAGTTATCGTTTACCTCAATCTGCTCTTGATTCAAACTCGGTTGAGTTGCTTCAGTTGGTGCATATTTTGCAACATCAATTCCCGCCTTCTCCAATAACCACTCCTTAGGAGCAATCTGCAAAAGTGCTTGTTCGCTTAACTCAAACCCAATAGGTTCTACTGGTATAATGCTAATCTCTGAAGTCGCACCCTTTAACTTACCAAGTTGATTAAAGATTGATTCAAGGAACTGCTGCTTATCGTTTACATAGGTGTTCTTAAATATCTCATAAGCATCACGCATCTGAGAGCGACTGTTCAGCTGCCCTGGTTCTGCAATTCCAAATAAACTTGGAGCAGTAATCTGATGCCCAGAGAACAAATTATTCTGTATAATCAAGTCAACTCTTGTGAAGTCCTCTTTAGTGATATCACTTGCACCAAGGTCTTCTATAATTGGTTTACGTGCAGGGTCAGTGGTAAATGATAAGATAAATTTCTTACCATCACTACCACTAAACCTATCTGTAAATCTCCTTTCAATGTTACGCTTCTCATCAGGAGAAGGTTCACCATTTGGAAGAGTAATTAGTTTGGATGCACTGAATCCCGTTTGGGCATTGCCAAGAACGTGTCTGCTGACTTCTATATCAGATTCAATATAGTTCAATGCACCCATATATCCTGGGAGAGCATAAGTGTCCAACCCTGGTCTATACTCTTTTATGTAAAGTATCTGCTTCCCTTGTCTGACCTTCGTATTGAATGCCATTAAAGGTATTAACTCATCTTTCCTCTCATTCCAATCTTTCTTGTACCAAAACTGCGTGTTATCTGTGTTGGACCTTATTTTAGTATAGTCAATGTGTAAGACATCAGTCAACTGCCCACCTGTTACAGACCATATAACCTCAAGGTAAGCACCGCCAAAGATTTCAATGTCAATTGATACCTTTCTTGTTAAATCCGCTAAAGATTCAAACTGGTTAGGTTGTGCTATGAACTGCTCCGCAATCGGGTCTGCCTCATCACTCTTCCATCCGTTTCCGATAATGTAATTAACCTTACCTTTTACGATAGCATTATGCTTTGCACTCTTATTATACAATGCCAAAAGGTAATTAGGATAATCGTTCTTTTCACCGAATTCAATATATCCCTTGCCCCTCTTTTCTCTATATTCGGGTTGCCTTGCCTCTTGAAAATTAAGTATTACTAAATCATTCATCTTGTTATATATGTATTGTCAACCTCGTGCTGCGTATATTCAAAAGTGGTTGATGGTGACAGTTTCATTATTCCCTCTTCAAGCAATCCCGTTGCTTGGGTGTAGTCTACATTGTAAGCACTCGTTTGCTCATAGACAAAGTACAACCACTCCCCTACATTACCCAATCCAAAGTATTTAGGTACTTTGATGCTGAACTTGTTGTACCTATCCTTGAAAGGTGATACATCAAGAGCATTCAGCAAAACAAAAGTAACCTCATCCCGTGTGGTCCTATTGACAAAACGAAACAGGTAATTAGGTGAAGCAAGTGTCTGCTTCTCCGTTAATGTTAGGTAAATGAACTCAGTTGAACCTTGTGTCAGTTGTATCATTGTATCTAAATAGGCAATGCCTTGACTTTTACCCAAAAAGAAAGGCATCCGATATGGATGCCCTTACTTCATTCTAAACCTTCCTATTTACGCAGTAAGACCTGCAATTATTGAACTTGAAACTTCAGGAGCAAGTGCAGGTTCATTACCTGTAAAGGTCAATGTGTAACCATTCCTATCTCCGAAAGCAGCACCAGTCGCACCATTACCACCAGTCAAATCAGCACCATTTGTCTTGCCGAGCAACCAATATTTATCGTTACCATCCTGAACTACTGCAAGGAGATTGTTTTTTGCCAAAAGCAAAATCTCGTTTCTTGTAGATGCTTGAAGTTTATTCAAGATGATTGACAATTCTTGAGCATAAAACACAGTTCCGTTCTCAACAGAGGCGGTAATGTTTTCGGTAAGTGAAGAGGTTTGCTTAACAAGTTGGTACTTGTAAAATACCTTTCCTGCTGACTTTGTAATAGTAGTAACAACGCCTGATGCCTCTGTTATTGTAGTAACATCACCGAATGGAATGAACCAAACTGCTTTGATGCCACCTATGGATTCTTTACAATCCAATACATATCCTTGAGTTAAAGCACACGGCATAATTATAAATTTTATAATGAAGGCAAGGGATGGAAACCACCCCTCACCTCATTTGTTATTTAAACGAAGAATTTGACTATTTCCGTTGGAAATGCAAGTTGAATTCCCATCTTGAATTCCGCTACAAATCTCATCTGCATTGCTTCTTGAGCATAAAACAGTTCAAATTTTTCTTGCTCGTCCAAAAGGTCTGTACCGATGTAAAAGTTAGAAATCCTTGCAGCAACGATGTCATTTGTACCATTCAACCCTTGTACTGCGATAACACGCACGTTTGTACCTGGGAGGAAGAACTGACCATTTGCAGCCTCATCATACTTGTAATGGAACAAGTTAGAAGTCTTCAACTTTACAGTGTAAGTACGGAAAGTGTCCATACCACAGAAGATTGCAATATCATCCTTATCAACTACTTCAGCAGGGATTGCTTTGTAGATGCTATCAAAGATGCTAACTACGTTTGCATCAGTAATGGCAGTTTCAACTGACCCGTGAAAAGGTACACTGTTAGCATTTACAACTGTTCCACCTGCAGCAGTAATCAACTTAATCAAACCATCAAACTTGTTGAGGTTAACATCAACAGATGTGGTATCACCTTGCCACAAAGACTTTTCAAGTTGAGATGCAATTTTTTCTGCTTTACGATTTGTGTACTCTTCAGCAAAAACCATTGAATCATACATAGAACCAGCAGGGAGTGCCTTCTGCAAATACTTTGCTTCCAGGTCTTTCAAGCACAATGCTTCGTTTACCTTGATTTTTCCAACGGTTACCGCCCTTTGTGTGAATGAAGTCAGACCTGATGCATTGAATCCGCAAGATGAACCATCTTGGAATACTGCGTCAGTTTCCATGATGTTAATTTGTTCGCTGGATTTTACTCCAACTAAAACTGTTCCTGCTTCCTTAATCAAAGTTGCAGTTTTGCTACCAAGTACAGAAGATACAACGAGCAGTTTCTCGTTCTCTTTTGTATAGTTTGCCAATGTTCCTACACTAAAACTCATTTTATTTAATTTTTATTGTTTGAGAAATTTTTACTTAATAGATTTTGCGAAATCAAGAAAGCGACTAAGTTTAT